AAAGGATATTAGTAATAAATTTAATCCAGATAACTTATCTATAGGATTTAGTGACGATGATCCAAAAAATATAGAAGTAATGCAAAAACACTTCAAAAATAAACCAGATAATATAGTAAAGACTTATTCTACTGCTGGAGGAGTTAAGCAGGAAGTTAAGTAAGAATATCGTTTTCAAAAAAAAAGTAAATAGAAAAATTTTTGTGAAAGGATATATTTATCAATAAAATAACAAAAACAAAAAAATTAAAAACACATGGCTGATTTGTTAATGAAAATGCCGATTCCTTACGAACCAAAACGACAGAATCGTTTTATCCTAAGGTTTCCATCATCTCTTGGTATAAATGAATGGTTTGTTGAATCTGCGGCAAGACCACATATTATTATAAACCCAGTTCCAATTCCTTTTTTGAATACTGAAACTTATGTTGCTGGTAAATTCACTTGGCAAACAATTCCGGCGGTGTTTAGAGATCCGATTGGACCTTCAGCCGCTCAGGCACTTATGGAGTGGGTACGTTTACATGCTGAATCTGTGACAGGTCGTATGGGTTATGCCGCAGGTTATAAAAAAGATGTTGACCTCGAAATGTTGGACCCAACCGGTGTTGTTGTAGAAAAGTGGATTTTATATGGTACTTTCTTAACCGATGTAAACTTCAACTCTTTGAGTTATGCACAAGACGGATTAGCGACAATTAATGCAACACTTAGGATGGACCGTTGCGTACTTGTTTACTAATTTATCAAGATACTATTTATTAAAATTCAAATACAATTATATTTAACCGTAAAGCACTAAACTTTACGGTTAAATTTTTATATGGATAATCAATCAATAGAACACGGACAATCTAATTTTACGTTACCTCACGACGTTGTTCCTTTACCGACACACGGTCTCTTCTACAAGAATAAGAAAAAATCAATCAAAGTTGGATACCTTACTGCAAATGATGAAAACATTCTCATGGGTGGAGGTAACGACATGACTCAAACTTTATTGAGGTCTAAAATCTACGAACCTGATGTTCGTATTGATGATTTGTTAGAAGGAGACGTTGAGGCAATACTTATATTTTTAAGAAATACGGCATTCGGGCCTGAAATGGAACTGAATTTGACCGACCCAATCACAAAAAAACCATTCAAAGCAACTGTCAGATTAGATGAATTAGATATAATTAAAGGACAGCAACCGTCGGATGATGGAACATTTATCACTCAGTTACCAAAATCTCAAACAACTGTAAAAATTAAACCAATGACTTACGGTGAAATATTGGAAATACAAAGAATGTCAGAGTCTTATCCTCAAGGGAGAACCGCACCAAAAGTTACTTGGAGATTGAATAAACAAATTGTCGAAGCAAATGGAGTAACTGATAAATCTGACATCGCTAGATTTGTGGACCAAATGCCAATTGCAGATTCAAAATATATTAAAAAGTTCATGGATGATAATGAACCAAGATTAGATTTAACAAGAACAGTAATGACCCCATCAGGAGAGCAACTAACAGTTAATGTTGGGTTTGGGGTTGACTTTTTTCGTCCTTTCTTCTGATTATAGGAAAGGACAAATTGATGAATTTTATTATCTAAAAACTCTTTTGGATATATCATACTCAGATTTTTTGATAATGCCGGTGTTTGTTCGAAAGTATCTTTTAAATAAATGGGTCGAACTTAATAAAAAGGACTGAAAATTCAGTCCTTTTGTATTTATATATAAAGTAAAATTATGTTTTTTCAAGCAGGTACTAACACTAACCCAGTAGACCCAAGTTCGGGTTATGCTGGAGGAAAAGAAGAATTAGATTTTGTAAAATCCCAAGAGAAACTTTCAGAGTTTAGTAATCAGATTTTAGGTGTCTTTACTCAAGGAAGAGAAAGAGTATACGAGTTACAAAACGCTTTAGCGGAGACTACACCAAAAGTTGCTAGACTTGGAGGTAATATCAAAGATGTTGCTGGTATTATAATTGGTGTTGCAGAGGCATCGGCGAGAAATGTTGTCGCTACGGATGAGCAAATTACAAAATTATATGCCGCAACCAAAGTACTTGGAGGTGATGCTAAAACTTTAGCGACCACCTTTTTAGACGTTGGTATGTCAATCAAGTCAATACCTGAGGCACTAAAAGATTCCATAGATTATGTCCGAAGTATAGGTGGTAATGCTAAACAGGTCATGGGTGATGTAACCAAAAACATGGCACAAATGAACCGTTTTCAATTTGAAGACGGTGTAAAAGGTTTAACTAAGATGGCAGCCCAAGCCTCAATGTTAAGACTTGACATGTCTAAAACTTTTAGTTTTGCGGATAAATTATCGTCTCCAGAAGTGGCAATTGAAGCCGCAGCAGCATTTCAAAGACTAGGTGTTGCAGTTGGATCTTTAGGAGACCCCCTACAACTACTAAATCAATCACTTAATGATCCATCAGGAATTCAAGATAGTTTAATTGAAATTTCCAAAAAATTTGCATATTTCGACAATCAAACGAAATCCTTCAAGATTAGTCAAGAGGGTATATTAAAATTTAAAGAGTTAGAAGAAATAACAGGGTTCAATGCCGCTGAAATGAGTAAGTTAGGAGTCGCCGCTCTTGAAGTTGACAAAAGATTATCTCAAATTAGCCCATCAATAAAATTTGAAAATGAAGAAGACAAACAATATTTGGCAAACATTGCTAGAATGGGAGATGGTGGAGAATATGAAGTTGAATTTAGAGATGAAAGGGGTCAAGAACAAACAAAAAAATTAAGTGAAATTACTCAAACAGAGTTTAATAAATTAATTGATGAACAAAAAGATGCTGAAAAATCAATAGAAGAATTAACAAGAGACCAAATGACCTTGCAAGAAATTGGTAACGCTGACTTGGCGGCAATCAGGACGGCTATAACTGGAGGAGTCGTAACCGCACCAACCTTACAAGGTTTGAATGAAGAAATTAGAAAAATGACTGAAGAAATTGGGAATGTTATAACTAACGATAAAGACCTTCAAATACCTGAAATAAGAAAAGAAGTGGACAAAATATTTTCCGATTTGGAAGGAGACTTGTCTAAGATTGTTTTGAAAGGAAATTTTGAGCCAGAAAAAATATTCGAAGAATTAATTTCAGGAGAAAGATTGCAGGATTTATCACAAAAAACTAAAGATAAGATAGAAGATATTTCCATAAAAATTGGGGAGAAATTAAAAGAAAAATTTAGTAATGGACTATTTGAATCAAATACTAATTCAAGTACAGAAGATAAAGTCAGTGGTACAAACACTCCTGTTAATTCAACAAGGTTGACGGTAGAAGGTACTCAACCAATAACTCCAAGTTATGGTCTCCCGACAACACTACCAAAGACACAAAAATTAAATGTAGAATTTGGAGGAAAAATACCTGATTTTAACGTAAATTTTAAAGATGCACCTCAAAATATGACCCCCCAACAAATAGAGGAGTGGAAAAAAATATTCAAATCAGTCGTTAATGAACAATATTTTAGAAACTATTTAATAAAAGTTTACGACCCAAATGGAACCGAAGTACCGGCTTATTAAAATAAAAAAACAACCACAACCTATTTATTAATAAAAGATATAAATGGCAAGTCCGTTATTAGATTTAGCAAATTCAGAAGGGTTTAGAAAAAAACTTTTAACTAGGAATTTAACTCCCTATGCGAAGGCTCCAAATAGACCTACACAACCAATCGATACGGAATACGTTCAATCGAATTCTTCAGTTCAAGATAGTCCTGATAAATTGATTGATGAGCCTTCTTTTGCCAATAAATTATTTCCATTAAATCAGTATGGAAATGAAGGTGGATATAAGCAAGTACCTGACCCTGGAGCATTATTAAATACAAAATCGAATGAGGGTGAATATGGGTATCAAGATGCAAACATAGTTGACCAATCTATTCCCGAGTCTCAAAAGTGGAAACCTCTAAACGTTTTTTCAAATGGAAATGAAGTTGCATTAGACGGAGCGGAATTTTTTGGTTCACTCAATCGTCCTGTATCAACAAATACACAAAATAATCAACCATATCCAACAACGTTTGTATCTTCAACTTATACACCAGTTTCTATTTTATTATCACAAGACCCCGGTGGAAGTAACGGTTTATTAAGCCAAGATTCATTTATTGCACGTTTAGGTGCGCAAACTCTTAGGAGAGAGTTCCGAGACAGGATTGCGGCGCAAATACGACAAGATACATTAGGGAGGGCAAATATCCTTAACGTTTCTAGTGGTACTGACATTGTCAATATATTAACAGGTGTTGTTCCTATAATTGAACCTGTTTATACTATCACAGTAACCGCTAACCCAATACTTGCTGCAACAAACTTTGCTTTAAGACTTGGAGGAAGTATATTACCCGTATCTCCTATACCTGGATCATATTTTGACCCAAATACAACTTTGGGCCAGCCAACCACAATACAACAAATTTCCAACGCTTTTAGAAGAAGTGGTGTTGGTAAGTTTTTCAATAGATTAATGGGTGGTGGGGAGACTGGTTCCCAAATCATGTTTAACAACATGGGAGCGGGTCAAAGGTCTCAATTATTCAAGAACATTGATTTTAACAGATATAAGCCAAATTTCCCAAGAAACTTTTTTCAAAGATTAGGTGGAGCTCTTGTCGGTACTGTTTCAGACAATAGTAACTTTTATGTTGGGAGTATAACTTCCAATCCATCTCAAGTGTTTTCTCCGGTTGGAGATGTTCCAGTTAACCAATTTGGTGTTGAACAACAATCACCAGTTTATGGACCTTCAGAGTTAGCTCAGTTATATGAAGGACCAAGTCAATCTGTAAGACTTGGAGCGAATGGGCCTACATATAGTAATGGTGGAGGAATCGAAGGTGGATTTACATGGGTGTCTCCAAAATATAGAGGTAATGCTGGTAAGAAAGTTGGTATTAACGGTGAGATTACTGAACAAGACGAAGACTTCAGACCGTCATCTTATGTCAATACGGAATCAGTTAATAATGAGTTTAGACAAGGGTCAATTCTTGATGATACGCAGAGATTAATTGACAGCCAACCACAAGGGGGTAAGCGTCTCCAACATGTTGGAAATGCGATAGACCAAGTAAGTAAAGTATTCAATGATGGATACAAAGAACTTACAAAAGGTTCAAGAGTTTATAGATATGTCGGTGCTATTGGTCAAGAAGTTGGTACTGAGTATTGTCGTGTATTTGCGAAAGATTTACCATACTTACAATATAATGATTTACAAAAAACAGATGGTATTACGACTGAAGGAAGAAGATTCGCGTATTCAGTATTAGATAAGACTTATAACCTTAATATTGCACCAAACAAACAAGAAGGTGGACAGGATTCAACAAATATTGTTGGTGATATTAATAATGCGGTTGCCAAAAAATATATGTTTTCATTAGAGAACTTGGCGTGGAGAACATCTAGTACACCAGGATTTTCTACATCCGATTTACCTGTTTGTGAGAGAGGCCCTAACGGTGGTAGAGTGATGTGGTTTCCACCTTATGGATTGACATTTAGTGAAAGCGTATCTGCAAACTGGCATGGATCTGATTTTTTGGGTCGACCAGAACCAATATATACTTATAAAAATACATCAAGGGGAGGACAACTTTCATGGCAAATTGTTGTGGATCATCCATCAATTCTTAATGTAATCGTAAATAAAGTTTTATCTAACGAAACAAACAAAACACGTATTGATAGTATCTTAGAATCTTTTTTTGCTGGATGTAGAAAATATGATGTTTACGAATTAGCTAAAAAATATGTTACAATAAATCCAAATGATTTGTTCGAGTTACAACAAGTAATTTCTTCAAAAGAAATGACTAGGGAACAAATTATTTACACTCGTACTACATTAGAGTCTGGAGCATTCTCGCCAGGTTCACAAGCTCAACCACTCGCTCAAGAGGGTGCAGGTGGAAATACAAACTTAAACTTCGACAAATATTTACAACTAGGATTTTATTTTGGAAACGATTTTCCAAAACCGAACACAACTATAAATTATACAACTGAATACGCAAGATATACTACAGAAGTTAATGAGCAGTATTCCAAAAAATCAAATGCTACAGAAACCAAAAGTTTTTTCGATACAGTTGTTACTCCAAATTATAAGGCAATGGATGAGTTTGCGATAGATTTGGGAAAACAATTAGAAACTAACGAAGGGACTGTAACAGTATACATTAGTTCAAGTTGTTCAGCACCTGCAACTGAATCATATAATCTTGAGTTATCAAAACGTAGAATAGCGGCAACAGTCAAATTTTTTGTGGAAAACGATGCAACAAAAAAATACATGGAACCAAATCCTGTTAGATTAATTGTTAAAGAAGATACTGGCACTGGCCCCGATAGAGCTGGTGCCCTCGGAGAAGTGGCAGTATCTAATCCTAAGAAAAGCAGTTTGACCAAAGGTCCATATATTGATT